AAAGGTAAAGAATATGATTTTGTTTTATTTTTTAATTCAAGAAATATTCGCCGTAAACAAATTCCAGACGCGATGTTTGCTTACAAAATCTTTATTGATTCATTAACTGAGGAACAAGCTAAAAAATGCGCTTTTGTTTTACATACTCAAATAGTAGATGATAATGGAACTGATCTTTTAGCAGTACAAGAAATGTTATTTGGTAGTGACGCTAAATATAATATTATCTATTCTGATAAGTATGGAACACCTGAAACTATGAATTTACTTTATAACAGTACTGATGCTCAAATTTTATTAACTAATAATGAAGGTTGGGGATTAAGTTTAACCGAAGCAATATTAGCAGGTAATCCAATTATTGCTAATGTTACAGGCGGAATGCAAGATCAAATGCGTTTTAGTATAAATGGTAAATGGATAGATTTTAACGCTGATTTTCCTTCAAACCATAATGGAACAGTTAAAGAACATGGTGACTGGGCATTCCCAGTATATCCAACTAATCGCTCAATTCAAGGTTCACCATTAACGCCTTATATTTGGGATGATAGATGTAATGCTGAAGACGCTGCTAAACAAATTAAAGCTGTTTATAACCTATCTAAAGAAGAAAGAAAATCACTAGGTTTAAAAGGTCGCGAATGGGCTTTGAGTGATGAAGCAGGATTTACAGGTGAAAAAATGGGTGCGCGTGTTATTGAAGCATTAGATGAATTATTTGCTACTTGGGAACCAAGAGAAAAATATGAGTTAATAAACGCAAACCAAGTAGAGAAAAAAGTTGTACCACATAAATTAGTATATTAATGATAAAACTAGTTGATTTATTACATGAAGCTACTGGCCAAAAATTTGAATATGGATGTACAATGTTATATTTTACATTCCCTCAAATAAATAAAATCCATGATGCTATTGATCCTAATGATATATATACTGAAGAAGGAGATCGTTCATATGGTTTAGAAGATGAACCTCATACTACATTATTATTTGGCTCTCATCCTGAAGTGACAACTGAGAATATAAAAGAAGTATTAGATAATTATACTTATTCACCTTGTAAAATACATAATGCTTCGCTATTTGAAAATGAGAAATATGATGTTTTAAAATTTGATGTAAAAGGTAAGAATTTACATGAAACTAATGAAGATTTAAAACAGTATCCATATACAAGTAATTTTCCAAATTATCACCCTCATTTAACAATTGGTTACCTAAAACCGGGAACTGGTAAAAGATATGTTAAAATGTTAGAAGGATTAGAATATGAATTAATACCTAATTATGCTGTATATTCTAAACCAAATGGGGAAAAAGACAAAATCAAAATCAAAATTGAAAAATAAAGTTATGAGTAAACCAATGTTTGTTATAAGTGCACCTGTAGACACCTACTCAGGTTATGGAGCACGCTCTCGAGATCTAGTTAAAGCAATTATTGAACTAGATAAATACGATGTAAAAATTGCTCCTCAAATGTGGGGAGGTACACCTTGGGGCTTTATAGAAGACAACCCCGAATGGTCATTCCTAAAAGATCATTTTTTAACATCACCACAACTACCTAAACAACCTGAGATTTGGATGCAAATCACTATTCCAAGTGAATTCCAACGTATAGGTAAATTTAATATAGGTGTAACAGCAGGTATAGAAACAACATTATCACCTGGAGATTGGATTGATGGTAATAACAGAATGGATTTAGTATTAACTTCTTCTGAACATTCTAAAAATGTATTATTAAATACTATTGCTCAAAAAGTTGATCAACGTACAAATCAAGTAGTTGGTGATATTAAAGTTACTAAACCAGTTGAAGTATTGTTTGAAGGAGCAGATACTAATACTTATAAGCCAATTGATAAAAGTGAAATTACTAATATCAATCTAAATGATATTAAAGAATCATTTTGTTATTTGTTTGTAGGACATTGGATTAATGGTGATATAGGTGAAGATAGAAAGAATGTTGGATTGTTAGTTAAAGCATTCTATGAATTGTTTAAAAATAAAAAACAACGTCCTGCGCTTATTTTAAAAACATCTCAAGTAGGTTCTTCTTATATGGATAGAGATGAGATTCTAAAACGAATTGATTTTATTAAGAATACCGTTAATTCAACGGATTTACCAAACGTTTATTTACTTCACGGTGAATTTAGTGACTCTGAGATGAACGAGTTATATAACCACCCTAAAGTTAAAGCAATGGTAAGTTTAACTAAAGGTGAAGGATTTGGTCGTCCATTACTAGAATTTAGTTTAACTAAAAAACCTATCATCACAACAGGTTGGAGTGGACATATTGATTTCTTAAAACCAAATATGACTACACTACTACCAGGTACTATGACACAAGTACATCCAAGTGCTGCTAATCAATGGTTGTTAAAAGAATCACAATGGTTTTCAGTTGATACAGGTCAAGTAGGAGCATATTTAAAAGATGTGTTTGAAAATTATAAAAACTATACTGAAAAAGCTAAAATGCAAGGTTCATATAGTAAAAATAATTTTAGTTTTGATAAAATGAAGGAAAAAATTGATTCTATATTAACACAGTATGTTCCTGAGTTTCCTAAAGAAGTTAAACTACAGTTACCTCAACTTAAACGCATTGAACTCCCTAAATTAAAAAAGATTGAATCCTAGATTAAAAAAAATTCAATTTGATATATTTATGATAAATAATAAGTATGATCATAATATATTCTTTAGAAATAAATAATACTCCCTTTTATATAGGAAAATGTAATAACATTAATGTTAGATTTACCCAACATAAAAAAACATTTGGTAACAACATTAAAATTAAAATATTAGAATTAGTTGAAAAAAAAGATTGGAAAATTAAAGAAAAGTATTATATTGAATTGTTTAAATCACAAGGATTCAAATTAGAAAATAAAAATAATGGAGGTGGAGGACCAACAAATTTAAATGATATTTCTAAAGAAAAAATAAAAAACAGTAAATTAGGTAATAATTATAAATTGAAAAATATTCCTGAAGGTAAGATAGAAGAATTATATAAAACTAAAGGAATATATGATATATGCAAAGAATTAAATTTAACCTTCAATACTGTAAAAAAATATTTAGAAATTAAAGGTATATATATTAAAAATAAAAATAGAGTTTTAGATTCAACAGAAACTAAAATAAAAAAATCCATAGCTAATCAAGGCAAAAGATCTAGACCTGTTTTACAATTTGATTTAAATGATATATTAATAAACGAATTTAAAAATATAACAGAAGCATGTTTACATATTAATAAACCTAACAGACATGGAGATATAACATCTTGTTGTATTGGAAAACAAAAAACAGCTTTTGGATATAAATGGAAATACAAAAATAAATAAAAATTATGCTTGATAAAATTATAACATGCCCTAAATCAGGAGGTGACCTTTGTTACGTAATAGAGGTTACTCCTGAAATTAAAAACTACAGTTCATTATCTTGTGGATACTGGACTAACAGTTTAATGACTGAGGGTAGTGAGTTCTATAATGAACAAATGTCTACATTGCCTGAGTTATATAAAGATTTAGCTTGGAAAGATCCAGAAACAGGATTAGTATGGCTTCCTCAAACAATTAATGAACCTAAACAAGGTATGGTATTTGCTAATGGAGCAAGTGCTGATAATTGGAAATGGGCGGCTGTTAAAGCAATCCCAGTTAAAGAAGAAGAAAAAGAAAAATATCCAATTCCAAAACAACCAGGAAAATTCTATGAGTTTAGAATGGATATGGGTACTATCCAGCATTTTGAAGAAAGAGATTTTATGGATGCTTTAAGTTATATTGGCTTACTTCCTTAATTTATTATATTGTAATTATGAAAATTAGTTACGCAATCACAATATGTAATGAACTAGACGAAATAAAGCGTCTAGTTCCTTTTCTTTACCAACATAAACGTCCTGAAGATGAAATTTGTGTTTTGTTAGACAAACCAAAAGCATCTCATGTATTAATAGATCAACTATACAAATATTCATCTGCTGACTGGATTACTTTAAAAGAAAGCGCATTCCAAGGACATTTTGCTAATTGGAAAAATGAATTGACTAAGATGTGTTCTGGGGATTATATCTTTCAGATTGATGCGGATGAATTACCTAACGAATTACTAATTGAAAATCTTCACATTATATTAGAAAATAATCAGTCTGATATTATTTTAGTTCCTAGAGTAAATATAGTTAATGGAATTACTCCTCAACATTTACAAGCATGGGGTTGGAGACAAAATGAGAAAGGATGGGTACAATGGCCTGACTATCAATGGAGAATATATAAGAACACTCCTGATATTAAATGGGAGAATAAGTTACATGAAGTGTTAAATGGATATAAAACATATGCTAATTTACCTGAAATGGAAGAGTATGCTTTATATCATTTTAAAACAATAGAACGTCAAGAAAAACAAAACAACTATTATAATTCATTATGAAATTATTTGTAAATCATTTAAGTGCTGATAATATAAGTAAGTATTTAAAAGATGAAAAAATTAATCATGTCGATTTTTCTCTGTTTGTAGATGATATTCCTACATCACAAAATGATCTATCCTCAATTAATATATTAGTATTACAAGAACCAAATGAATATTTTGGATATCATAATTGGGCGATTCAAAATAAAGATTTATTTGATGTTATATTAACTTGGGACGATAAAGTATTAAATAATTGTGATAATGCGTTATTCTTTCCTTTTGGTAATATTTGGATCACACCTGAACAATATAATAGAAATCATGATAAAAGATTTGAAGTATCTCATTTATGTGGGAAACTGTTAAAAACATATGGTCATTCTTTAAGACATGAATTATTAGCTAGAAAAAATGAAATAAAAACTCCTACTAACTTCTATGATGTATATGGAGATAGATATAATATTGATGATGCTAGAAAAGGTAAAGAATTTATATTTGGTAATTCTCAATTTGGAGTAGTAATAGAAAATACTTCTCATAGAGGATATTTCACTGAAAAAATATTAGATTGTTTAGCTTTAAAAACTATCCCAATATATTGGGGATGTTCTAATATAACTGATTTCTTTAATAAAGATGGAATAATTGAATTTAACAATGTAGATGATTTAATTTATATTGTTAATAATTTAGATGAAAATTACTATAATCAACATTTAGAAGCGATTGAGGATAATTACTATAAAGCTATTTCATATGTTGATTACGAAGTTAGAATAGCCAGGAAAATTAAAGAAATATTCAAATTTAATAATATATAATGGATAAACATAAAGTTTTAATACAACTATTTCCTTTAGTTAATGATATAGATATGTTGGAGCGAGTTTTATTACTCCTTAAACAAAACTCATTAAATGTAGATAAAGATAAATTCCATGTTATTTTAGATGTAACTTTACCTATGACTAATTATTTAGTTGATTGGGATAATTCTACTCTTAAACAAGACTTTTTTATTAAAAAATTCTTAAATTTAGAAAAGTATGGAACATGGGCTGACGAATATCATTTTAATGTAGACTATGATCTTTTAGGATGTGTAGACTGCTGTATAAAAAATATATATAAATACCCAGATGTTGATTCTATTATATGGTTAGAATCGGATATAATATTTAATTCTTTTACTTTAAATTTATTTTTAGAGTCTTCACTTAGTCTTAAACAAGAGCACTCTAATTATATAATAACATCAGAATATGTTAAATTATGGGATAGTACTTGGGATGTAATGACAAATAGTCATTTTTTAAATAAACCATACAATTATTGGGAAACTCATGATCCTATTGTTGATTCATCTCAAGTGTATGGAGATGTGTTTTTAGAACCTTTAACACAAAATAATACTAAAATTTTTAAATTTGGAGGAGGATGGTTCACTTTATTTTCTAAAAGTTTATTAGATTATATAAAATTTCCTCAAGACATTAAAGGATATTGTCCTATAGATACTTTTATTATGTCAATATGTCCTTATATTCCTAATGCGACCCAATTCAAAATAAAAAATTTAATAGTGTGTCAAGATAAAATGTATGGTGACAATACACTATACAAAAATAATATTAAATCGTTTAATCGAAAACATGACCCTGAATTAGATAGTTGGAATAAATTAATTAATCATGGAACTAAATTAATAAAATAATGGAAAAATATAGTAACATAGGAGAAATTCTATTAAAAAGCTCAACAGACAAAAACACAACACATAGATATGGAGTGACATATGACCTAGTATTTAACTCCCAGTATTTAAAATTAAATCGTCCTTTAAAAATATTAGAAATAGGAATAAGTTTATTCGGTGATGGATCTGTAGGTCCATTATCTGAAATTGGATATGTTGAAAAATATGTAGGTATTGATAATAAAGAATATACTGGTGTTATACCTAATGATAAAGTAACAATATATGCTGGGCCAGAATATGATGCTTATAAAAAAGAAACTATTCAACTAATACAAGAAAAAGAAGGTAAGTTTGATATTATTATAGATGATGGTCCTCATACTTGGGAATCTCAAAAGTGGTTTTTTGAAAATTACTATGATTTACTAAATGATGATGGTGTTTTATTTTGTGAAGACATACATCAAGTTCATTATGATAATCTACAACAATTAAGTAAAAAATTAAATTTATATATTTTAGATTTAAGAATAAATAATAATCCTAATGGAGATGAAATTATAGCGTTACGTTTTAAAAATAAACCTAAGAAAAATGTCATAGTTATACCTATTTATAATTCATTACTTAAAGATGAACAATATGAAAAATGTATCAAAACTTGGAAGGTTTATTGTCAAAAACATAACATTGAATTACATTTAATAGAAGGTGATAAATACTTTAAAGATCAACCTGATTATGCTGCTATGTGCTATGATAGATGGGTAGATGTTCATTTTCCAATATCCGAGTATGATAGAGTGACTTTTATAGATGCTGACACGCTTGTTAGGTGGGACTTACCAGACATAAACACAATATTTAATGATAATGGCTTAGATATAGTTGTTATTCCAGATCAAGGAGGACCTCATGTATCTCCATATCATGTAAATCAATGGTTAGGATTTAAACCTAATGCTTTTAAAATAGTAAAAAATTATTTTAACGCAGGATTTGTCTCTATGAAATCTCATCATTTAAAAAGATTACAAGATCAAATTGGTTTATATAAAGAATATTATTATAATAATAAAGATATAAATGGTCATGTAAAAGGTATTGGTAAAGAAGGTGGAGTTAGAATAGATGCTATGGACCAAACCGCTATCAATATAATACTACAAGAATTATTTCCTAATAACATAACTTTTCTAACAAAAGAATTCAACTGTCAGGTTCCTTATTTATTTAAAGGAGATGAAGATTTTAAAAATAATTACTCTACTTTTGAATTTTTAAATGAAGGTTATATATTCCATTTAGGTTCTAGTACTTTAGCTTATACAACTTTAATAAACGAATTTTGGGATAACTTTAAACAAAATTACAACTAATGATATCATTAATAATCCCGGCTACTAGTAAAAACAAAAACTACACTCAAAATATTACTCAAAATATTAGAGAAATCTACCCAGATGTAGAAATAATAGTTGAAGAAAATGATAATGTTACTTTAGGAATAAATTATAATAATGCTGTAGCTAAAGCTACAGGCGACAAAATAATTTTACTCCATAATGATATGGTTATTAAACCTGGTTTTATTGAAACTATGGATAAACATATTACTAAAGGAAGAATCACTACATACACTAGAGTAGAACCACCTATATTCACAGACATATATCCTGGTAAAATTTTATTAGATTGTGGGAGTGATATTAGTAATTTCAATAGTAAAAAATTTAATGAATTTGATATTAAAGAAAGTTTAATTGATGGTGGTTCACAATTATTTTTTGGCTGTTTAAAAGAAGATTACATTGGTATTGATGGTTACACTTTTAAAATGTTTTGTGAAGATGATGATTTACACCTTAGATATAAATTAGCTGGATTTGAACATAAAGTAAGTTCAGCTCATGTTTATCATTTTGTTAGTAAAACCTCTCGAAACGGAAACTATCAAGAAATAGAACAACAATCAAATATAAATTTTGTTAAGAAATGGGGTTTTAGAAACTCAGTACATAATGTTGTTTATAAAAAATCTGTAGTAATTCATAACTATAACCCACAATTAAAACAAATATTAGATCCATGGTTTAATGGAGGGAAGGATATAATTGTGGAAGTAGACGGAAATACTTTCACCCAACAAGATTATGACATTATACAACAATTAAATGATATAATTAAAGATAATGGAGATATAGGTACATTTGAGTTAAGTAACTTAAAAATTACTATTAATTCAATGAATGAGTATCAAAATAATCTTATTAAATTATAATTTGGCTTTTATTAAACCTTTAATTATATTAAATCAAATGGCAGTAGATTTTAAAAAATACTATTTTTATTCACACCTAGACGTTAATAAAGAAGCATTAGGTGTACTCAATGCTGAAAGCATGGGTGATGCTGTCTTTTACTTCTCAGCTCTAAAAAACATGGATGCTCAGGAATTTTTAAAAATTTATGGTATAGGAGTAAAAAATGAACATAAATAATTTTGGAAGTAAATTAAAAATTAATCTTAATACTAAATCAGAGGAGAAAGAAATGTTTATGAACATTGTTTCTACTCTTGAACAATGCTGGTTAAGAACTAATTTACTTCAATCTCAAGTGGGAGTTGACTTTTATAATTATGAACAACATTATTTTACTATGATTGAGGACTTATTGTACCTTAAATATGGTGATGCTATTAGTTCATTAATATTATGGTATGTTTATGATCGTTATGATAAGAATGGTGACTTGCTTACTATTGAGGTAACGATTAAAGATAAACCTAAAAAAGAATATAAATTAAAGACACCACTTGATCTTTGGAATTTGGTAGATAAAATATTAAAAACAAAATAAAGGTTATATGAGTAGAAAATGTATTACATGTGGGATTGAAATTGACCCAAGACGAATTGCTATTTTGCCTAATACACAGACTTGCACTCAGCATTCAACAGCTGAAAAGAAAGTAGCAGTAACAGTACAAAAAGGTGAAGGTGATCATACTTGGATTGAAACATATGCTGTTGAAAGAGAAGATTATGACCGCATGATGGAAATTGAGAACAATTGGAAAAGACAAGTTAAAGAGACACCTGCGCCAAAGGTTGTGTCAACAGATGAAGATGAGGTTATACCAACAGTAGACGACTTTGAAACCGATGATAAAAGTGAAGTTGAGACTGCATTTGAAGAAGAAATTGATGAATATTTTATCTCAGATCATGATGGTATCGAAGGAGCATTTGATGATTTAAATGATGATATTGAAGAGTAATGCCTAAAGCAAAACATTTAAGTAAAGACCAAATAATATCAGCAATGAACAAAACTAAGTCTGTTCGTGCTGCTGCTAGGTACTTGAGTGTGTCTTATATCCATATGAAAAAATGGATGAAGTTTTACAAGAATGAAGATGGAATAACATTGTTTGATGCACATAAAAATCAATCAGGTAAAGGCATTCCTAAATTCTTATCAAACCATGGTACTAAGAAAAAAGAACCAGCATTATTAGATGTTATAGAAGGCAGAATTGATCCATCTCACTTTAATCCTCAAAAGATAAAATACAGACTAATTGAGGAAGGTTATTTAAAAGAAGAATGTTGCAACTGTGGATTTCAAGAGCGTCGAGTATCTGATTATAAAATTCCACTTATACTACACTTTAAGGATAAAAACAAACAACATTACAGGTTAGAAAATATGGAGATGTTATGTTATAATTGTTACTTCTTAATGGTAGGAGATGTATTTAATAATAAACAGATTGAAGGTCTTGAGGATCATAAACCAATAAATGAGAGTCAAGTAGAGTGGGAATTAGATGACTATACATTACAACGATTAAAAGAATTAGGTTTAGAACAATCATCTCCACCTGAAGATGGAAGTGAGTTTATAAGCCGAATTTAATATTTATTAACAGATGAGTAAGAAAAAAGAACATAAAGATATCATAGATAATTATGATCTTATTAAGTCTAAACACCTAGAGCGTCTAGCTACTAAAATGTTAGCAAATGATGAGAAGATGAATAAACTTAAAGGAAAAGATATTGACCCTAACTTTTTAGAACTATTTTAATATGGCTACTGAAATTACTTTGAACAACAGTGATGAGTTTCAAGAAATGATTGATAGGAAAGATTTCATCATAGCTAAAGCAATTGTGGAAGCTATATTGAATAATATCACCACTCGTAAAAAACATGTACATGTATTATCAATTAATTGTGTTGATGATAATGCTACTTATGATATTACTTTAGAAAGACGTTATTTTGTAGAAACACTACAAGAAAATTTAAAATACTATGTTGAAAAAGAGTTATATGAAGAATGCTCTCAAATAGTAAAAGCTATAAACCAATTAATAGAAAAAGAAAATGGCACTGAAAGTACCAACCCAATCAAAGAGAGAAAAACCAAGAAAAAAGCGTCCGGGGATTCACTCGAAGAAACAAACCAGTAAGAACAAAAATAGCAAAAACTATAAAAAACCATATAAAGGACAAGGTTAAGTTATGAGTAAAAATTCAGCACAACAAAGAGTAGAATGTTTAAAAGATTGGATTAACGCACTTGAATCAAAACGTAAGCGTAACCAAAAAGTAAACAGAAAAAAACAACAAATACAATCTAAATACCACCCAGCATTAGAATATGAAGGGGAGTAATTATTTAGACAATATACCAGATGAAGTACTAATTCACATGGCTCAACGCTACTGGGATAAATTAGAACAATTTTGTATATTGATGACATTAGATATTGAAATTGAACAACAGGGGTTAAGAAATTAACCCCTTGTTTGGCTTTTGGGAATCTAGATATTATATTTAGGTGTAAACAAAGGTTATGAGTGAACGTAGTTATTATTTCAAAGACGGAAAACATTATGTTACCGGAGGTATCATACCACCAATGTTGGTTAATTTAGTAGATAAGTTAGCTATTATTCCATGGTGGATAAATGTACCACTTAATACAACTCTAAATGATATTGTTTGGATTAGAGAAGACAATGAGTCAGTTCAAATGCAACCTGAGTTCATTGAAATCAAATCTAGTTCAAGTAATGAAATGTACCGTGTTACTAAACGAGTTAATAAGTACTATTGTACATGCCCGGGATATTGGAGAAGTAAAGATCGAGTTTGTAAACACATTAAACAAGTTATAAAAGAAAAAACACTATGAAGACAGTAGGGAAGATTACTAACACATGGAAGAAGGCTCTTAAGCAAATCAAAAACAATGAGACAGAACAAGCCATTGAAACATTGGATCAGTGTTTGTTGATTCTAGCTCAAGAAACAGTAGATGAAACTACTGAATTGGATGGAGTTAAAGTTGATTTGTGGAAAGTAAGAGTATGGGTTAAATTGGAAGAACTAGGAGCAGTACCTGAACTTGATGAAAAAATCTAAAAAGAAAAAAGTTGATCTTATTACTCTTGATCCTGAGTATAAGCCATTCATTGTTATGAATGAGTACCTACAAGTATGGATCGGGTTAAAAGATGGAGGCAGAACATTAGTATTCTCAGATGATTTTGATGATGCTAGATCACTATTCTTTGATTCTCAATTTAGAACACTTAAAAAACTATCTAAGATAGTTAAATTAGAACAAATTTATATATGAAACTGTTATATGGAATATTATTAGGACTAGTTGCTCAAGTATTAACTTTCATTCAATTGCAAGGGTTATATAAGTGGCAGTGGATGAAAGACAAAATGTGGGCAGTAGTACTACTGGGTATTCCTATCTCAGCATTATTTATGTTCTCAGTTAGATTTATGGTTGAACATTTTGAGGGTCAATTGTGGCCATCACGACTAATTGGTTTTGCTGTTGGAACAATAGTATTTGCTACTATGTCCATTATTTTATTTGGTGAACCAATTACACCTAAAACTGGAGTATGTTTATTTTTAGCGTTTTGTATTTTGTTAATTCAACTATTTATAAAATAATATGGGTGAGAAAAGAGGACAAACTGTAAAATTGATTTATGATTTTCCAACTCAATTAAGTACTGAAGTATTTGAACATGGAGTTTGGAATAGAGTAACATGTAATCGTTTTAGAAGTTTCAATGGTAAGCGTCGTATTTTGAGATTTGATAAACAGAATCAACCATACTATGAAGATTACAATGGTCCTGTTTTTCTATACGAAACAAATATTAGACTGAAAGATATGTCTAAGAAAGGATATATTTATCCTAATGATGTGATGCCTAAAGGTATTATTCGACCAGGTGAAACTCATTACTTAGAAGATAAAAGAATAGATAAATCACAATATATGTATAAATAATGAACGAAAAATTAACATATCACTTCCACAAAACAATAAAAGTAATTCAGTCTTGCAAAACAGAAAGTCAATTATTGTCTGCGAAGTTGATGGTTGTTAATTTTGCTGTTTACTGGCATCATCAAAAATTAGATGCTAAAACACTTTCAAGTTATATTAAATATTTAAATATGTTTATTAGACATAAAAGAGACAGTTATGAGTAATGAAGAACGTTTAGAAGAAATTATATACCAAGCCCACGAACGAGGAGACTTAATGACTTTATATTCTTATGTTGACATTTATCGTGAACAACATCCACATTTACGTATGATTGATCATTATGACATGGCTCATACACAAATAAAAAAGGAGTTAGGTATTATAAAATAATTTGGCTTTCCATAATTCTTTAGTTATATTTATTCTAAATGAGTAAAACATGGCAAAGAAAAATAAAAATACTATTGATGGTTTAAATGAACGTTATGTAGCTCAAATCATACGTAGAAATATGATTCAACGTACTGAACCAAACAGTAAAGCATACAAACGAAAAAAGTATCGTTATGATGAAAATGAGTAAGGAAGATTTTCTACAATGTTTTGCTTTAGCATCTTTGGTTAATTTTTTTAATAACGATTGTCATCATATTGTTTCAAAACAAGGATGGGAGGTTTTAAATGAGAAACATAATAACTCTAAATAATACTCCATACCAAATCATTAGAGATGTTTGGGTTGGTAAGTTTATTGATAATGTCAATGGTGGGGTTATACTTAATGACCTCATTGAGTTATGGAAAGAATATACTGAAACCGATTATGTTTATCAAAACGGTGAACGGGTATTATTTTTAAAAAATATTGAAGAAGTTGAATTCATAGAAATAACAGAAGGAGAAACACAATGTTTGATAAACTAATAGATTTTATAATCCAATTTATTGATCAGATATTGCCTGTAGTTATAATAAAAGAATATGATAAGGGTGCGTTTTTTAGATTAGGTAGATTTAAAAAAATAATTAACCCAGGATTACACTTTAAAATTCCATTTATAGATAGTGTTGATAATCATACTGTTGTTACAACAACAATGACACTACCTGCTCAAAGTGTGGTCACTAAAGATGGTATCTCAGTGGTTATCAAAGCTCAAATTAAATATGAAATAGAGGATTTATCAATATTCGCTGTTGAAGTATACGATGCCATAGATGCTATTTCAGATATGACTTGCGGAATAATATTCCAAACAATTAAAAATAAAACATATCTAGAAGCTTGCACTTCAGATTTAAATAAGTTGATAACAAATAGTGCTAAAAAAGAAGCTAAACAGTGGGGAATTAATATTGAAAAAATAACAGTAACTGACTTCTCAAAAATGAGTTCAATACGGTTATTTAATGAAGGTTCTAATTTAAGTTAAAATAAAGGTTATGTGGAGAATAAAAATGTTTTTTCGTAAGGTAAAAAATCTGTTTCGTTGGCTTCCTATTATTTGGAAAGACGAAGACTGGGATCAACACTTTATATATGAGATTCTTAAATTTAAATTAAAGAACCAAGCCAAATACATTGGAGGACATGATCGCCACACATCTGCAAAACGAGATGCTGAGATAATGAATTTATGCACTCGTTTAATAGATAAAGTTCAAGAAGAATACTACAGCATGGAGTACCTTGATTACTATAAAAATAATATTAAATTTAATCCAATAGAAGGTTCTAGTAATTTTGAACTAAAATCAGAATATATCTCAGATACTCTAAATGAGTATTTCAATAAGTACCCACTTGTGTATAATTATGTAGTTACTAAACATGATTTAGTAGAGAGTGATGATCATGAAACAAAACGCAAAATAGCTTACTACATGAGTAAAGTTAATCATGAACGTGCACGCAAATTACTTTTTAAAGTAATGGAAAGAAATATTGAGCGCTGGTGGGACTAGTTTATTTTATTTAAATATTCATCTTTTATAAATTCTTTACATAACTCCCAATATTCATTATCTACTTTATGGTTAAATCTATTACGTTTAGATATATTATCAAATGATAGTAATGGGTGAAGGTTAGATAAATTATTAACTATATGAATTGGAGTTTCTGTTTTAAACCACGATACAGGTATTTTATGATCAATATGAATGTTATCCCAATTCATACCTTCTTTAAATTGATTTTCTATATGACATTTAAAAGTTAAATTTGAATACCCTAAAGAAGACTCAGTTGTATCTTTTTTAGTATAGTTATTAGATTGAGTATATCTATTAATTAAATTTCTCCATAACTTTATATGAGGATTATTTGAATTCCATTTGGGATTATAAGTTTTATTATACTCAAGATTATATTCTAGAATTTTATTTTTATTATCTTTATTATATTGTGTTCTATATTCTTTTTGGCAAGATTTACATTTATTGTTATAACCTAAAGAACATTTTTTATTTTTAATAAAATTAGTGAGCGGTTGAGTAGTGTTACAAAACACACAATTTTTAGTTGTTATTTCCATATGTATCGCATTTTATATAAATATCACAAAATAAGAAAAGGTGGGACTAAAATTAAAATAAGTTTGGCCTCTATAAAGTCTGATGTTATATTTAAATATAAATAAAAATAAATAAAATGTTCAAATTGTTAATTAGTTTTGTAATGTTAGCACTATTCATTATAGCAGTAGTGGCTGTGATCCAAGTAGTAATTGGAGTTCAAAAAAGTAAAAACTCACTACCAGATGATAATCTTCCAATTGAAGATATTATTGAGGAACTGGAGTTTAAATTGATGAGAGCTGAAATTCAAGCCGAGCGTGGTGTGAAAGAAGCTGAAGAAAAAGTAACTATATTTAAATCCGAGCTTGAAAAAGCACGTTCAATCAAAGAAAAATTAAACCGTAAATAATAAATAAACAATTAATCAGTTATGAATCAGACAAAACTTATTGTCATTGGCGTAGTCGCCGTAGTTAGTATGATCGTGTTGGCATTTGTAAATCCGTTTGCTTGGAATGATGCAGGACACAGAACAGTAGTAGAACGAATGGATGGTGAACAGCTTGTTCAATATACTCCAGGAGTGTTTTATGCGGGTTTCTTCAGTAAACGTACTGAGTGGCCAAACCAAATTTCAGTTTCGTATCAAGATACAATGAAACATCAAGTTGAAGATTATGAAGTTACTGATGGTAGTATTGAGATTGGTAAAGTAATGGTTCGATTTGGTGGTGGTGTTCCAACAACTGCTGATGTATATGGTATTGTTCAGTATGTTTTGCCTACAGATGAACAAGAAATGATCGCTATGCATAATGCTCACCGTACACCACAATCACTAGTAGCAAAACGATTAGCACCTTATACAAGTGAATGTCTATCAAGTTCTGCACAATTAATGTCAGCTGAGATGCACTATAGTGGAGGTCGCGCTACAATGGCTCAAAATTATCTAGACCAGCTACAACAAGGTGTTTATTTGCTAGCAACTGTAGAAAAGACATATTTTGACTCTACAGACAATGAAATGAAAAAAGTATACGAGAATATCTTCCAAACGGATACATTGAATCGTCCACTTCGTAAATTCAGTTCTATTAAAGAGTATGGTATTACAGTTGCGGATGCTCAAATTACAACTGTAGACTATGAACAAAGAGTTGATGATATGTTGGCTAAGAAAATTGAATCAGCTACTAAAGCATCAGTATCTAAACAAGAAGCTATCACCGCTCAACAACAAGCTATATCAGCCAAAGCTGAAGGTGAACGTAACTTGATCACGATTGAGTATGAACAAAAACAAGAACAAACACGTCAAGTGGTTCAAGCTGAAACGCAAGTAAAGCTAGCTGAACAAGATAAAGAAAAACAAAAGATCGCAGCTGAAGCCGCTGAGTTAGAAGCACGTAAAGTTAAAACATTAGCGGACGCTGAAGCATATGCAAAAGCAAAAGTAATGGCCGCTGACGGCGCTTTGGATAAGAAATTGGAAGCATATAAGTACGTTATGGCTGAAG